TGTTCAAGCTTTTGCATTTCCTTTTGAACATCGGCATAAGATTTACCTTCCGTTTCCAGTTCGTCAAGCTGTTTCAAATATTCTTCAAACTGTGCCTGTTTTGCTGAATCAAGCCCGCCATAATTTATTTGCTGCTGAAAGTAATCTTTCTTTCCCTGAATGTTCAGCTTTGAAAAATCAGCGGTTGTAACATCATTTTTCCAAATCCCGGAATAGGTCTTTATCTCAAAATCGTCAAGCTGCTGTTGAATCACCGCTTTTTGGGCTTCAAGTTCAAGCTGCTGCTTTGCAAGAGCTTTTTTCTGTTCGGTTTTCAGCTTTTCATTCAGTTTTTCCTGCCATTCAGCTTTTTGAGCTTCAAGGGCATCAATCTGTGATTGAATATCTTGTAAAGCAGCTTTTTCAACCATAGCCGCCTTTACATCTTCTCGTGAAATATCGTCTATATTATCAACGCCGTTTGTATGAAAACCCAATTTATTTAATTCATCTTCCGCTTGCAGCTGTTCATCGCCTAATTTATCATACAACTGAATATCTTCTGGCGATCCTTTAACAGTTAAATCAATCCAACCACCATATTTATCTTCAAGAGCGGTCATTTCATCCGTTAGTTTATAATACTTATCAGCAATATCCGCTTCTTTGTAAAAAGCATCAATACCGCCCGCAGCTTTGACGTTTTCAAAAGTTGTACCAGAAAGGGCAACTATTTGATCCGCCTGTTGTTCCAAATCTTCAAGCTGCACATCGGCATCCGCAATTTTGGCTTGCAATTTCTTCTTTGTCAAATATTCCTTCTTTGGCGGCGGGGTGGTTTCAGGCTCTTTGTGGTGTGAATAATGAAGTGCTGAACCATCGTACACCACATCAAAACCAGATTTATCGCCGTCATCAACAAAGGTTTGTTTCCAATCCTCATAGTTCATATCATCCGGCACATAGTAAGTTTTGCCTGTTTCTTCATCCCGTGCCGCCCGTTCCCCAATATCCCCGAATTTTTCATCGAAATAGGGAACTGTGGTTGAACGGCAATACACATGAAAAGGCGGAGCGGTAATTCCCGGCTGAAAGTCATTCATGGGAAAATGCTGCCCGTCAAGACTTCTGCATATATCTGAAGTGTGTGAATCCAGCGTTGCTACAATTTCATACTGCTCAACACCAAGTTCATTGAAGCAATCCCTTTGTGCTGCTGAACTAAAATAGGCTTCTTCCGTCATAATCAGCCGCCCAGCGTTATGTTTTGAAGTGTTCATTTTCTTTGCAAGAGAGTCGATCGTCTTTTGTGGATCAGCACCAAGCATGATATTTTGCGTAAGTTCACCGTGAAGTTCTGAAATCAGCTTTTCCTTGCTACCCCATATTCTTTCAGAAAAGTTCTTCCCATCTACCGCCCACGGTTTAGAAAGCACCTTTTCAATATGCGACTGATCCAGCCTCGCAATATCCCAACCGATATTGAACCCTTTTTGAAGTTCATAGGCGGTATGATAGTACCCGCTTTCAAAAATATCAGCCATTGCCCCGGCTGCTGTGCCATACTGTTTTGAAAACATAACTTCAAGACTTTGTTGTGTCTGAATTTTCAGGGCTTCCAGCTTTGAAATGTGATACTTTGCAGAAGCATTTTCCAATTCCTTCATCCAGCCGCCTGTCAGTGCGTTATCCTGTCCGTATTTTATATATTCCTGAACATCCCATTTAAATTCTTTCAGGTCTGCACCTTTCAGGTATTGGCGAGCTTGTGCCAGGGTAATACCGTTATTGTCAGCAAGCCGCTGATACCACCGGGCAATTTGTCCTTCAATCTGCTTTTGAGCTTCTTTATACTGTTTTTCTATTTCAGCAAAAGCAATCGCACCCTGCTCATTTTGAGCTTGTTCAAGCTGTTCAAAGCGCAACTTCCAATACTCACTATTTTTCAAGCGTCCCACCGCCTTTCACAAAGCGGGGAATAATCAGGTAATAAAAGCTATCTATTATTTTACCGTTCTTTTTTAGAGTAAATTTTTGAAATCGTATCAGCGTTAGAAACGTTAATACGGCCAACAGCCGGCCCAAAATCGGTTTGGTATATTCTACTTCAACAGTGACGCGCATAAGCTTAATCTTTTTCAATTTCATTTTCGGTACCTTCCTTTTGCGGCGGCTGATTGCCGAGCTGCTGCCCGAATGGGTTATACCCCTGCTGGCGTTCAAATTCAGCTTGTTCTTCCTCTTTCTGTTTCTTCAAACGCTCAAGTTCCTGCTGCGGATCGTCAACCCACGGGTGCATACCAATAATAGTTTCATCCGAAAGAATACCCACCGAAGCCTGGCAATTCGCAATAGCTTCACTTTCGTTGATAAGAATATCCCGGTTAAAAATAACCGTTACTTTCTCACCCTCAAAATCGCCCTGCCCGCTGTTGGCAAGGTGAGCGTTGACAAACCAAAGGATTTCTTCAAAAGCGGCTTGAAGTTCGGTTTCCATATCGTTGGCATCCAAGTCAATATCAGAATACATTGATTGAATGTTCATCTGGTTAGGGTTGCCGGAAAGCCTATCATCTTTGGCATCGTAACCCATGCCATTCTCAATAATTGCTTTTTTGAAGATTTCCACAATCGCCTTATAATTTTCGGCGTTCACCTTGATTTCAAGGGTTTCAACCCCGCCTTTGGTTTCCCCGTCATAGCGAACTTTTATCGCTCCGAAAGTGGCAAGGTTGCGCCTGAACTCGCCTAAATTCTGCCCGTCATAATTTTTAAGAACAAGAATTGTATTCCGGGCATCTTCCTGCATATTGTTTTCAAAGTCCGAAAGCATAACATTGATACCGTCTTGAAGAGATTTCACCTTCTTCAAAAGCGGAGTTTCATGTTCGTTATACTTTATCGGGATCAGGGGAACTTTCGCCCAATTAAATCCCTGCACTTTCCCATCTTCATCAACGGTTGTTACATGGGCTAAATCGGCTGTTTCCTGATTAACAACATCAGGCACAAGCGAACTGCCATCCAAAACAAAGCTGTGTACCCCGTCAAGATCATACACTTCAACCTTTTCAATCACAACCGGGTTCGTTCCCTCATAGCCAACTACCAAATAAAGCCTAACGGCAAAATCAAGAATGGTATGTTCATTGTCCTGCTAAAAGGGAAGAACTTCATACCCTGGAAACATACGGAAGGTAAATTCGCCGCTTTCGTTGTAATAGGGATATAACCACGCTATACCGCTGTTCAAAGCAGCCTTCCCAGTATTTTTCAAGGTTTTCATAAACCGCTTGTTAAAAATCTGCTTCAAAAGCTTAATGTACTGTTCATTATCGCTCTCAACGGCAAAAGGTTGCCCCAAAAGGTAGTTAGTCTTTTGATTCACAAGTTTTGCATACTGATTATCAATAACACGGTTGTTCGGAAGATTGTTCACTTCTTCCAGCTTGCCATCTTCCCCGATCATGGTTCTTTTACGAGTGATAATATCGTGTTCATTGTCATAGTACAAATGCCCCTTAATCTGCATAATCCTTTGCGGGCTATTCTTCCAGCGGGCAATTTCTTTTTCAAGGAATTGTTTATCGTGCATCTTCCCATGAACACCCTGCAAAGCCCAATTTGAAACACGCAACGCCATATTGTCTATAAAATCAAACACTTTATTTCACACCCTTTACTGCCCCGCTGAACACTTTGAACTTCCCATGTCAGTCCGTTAGCCTTAAACTTCACCATGTTCACCCATTTCTTTATTGCTCAATAAAAGCAAAAGCCCGAAAACACACAGTTTCAAGGCTTGCTTGTTACTTATTTGATATTTTTATTCAAAACTGAAAGCCGCTCCCTTGCTAAAATCTTCAAGGGCATATCGCATTGCATCCATCAGGTGGTTAAAATCATCAATGGGTTTATTCCGCTTTTTTCCGGTCTTGCTGTCAACATCCCATGTGTAATTACTGATTTCAGTAATAAAGTTTACACATTTAGGATGAACAATAATGTGAAAATCCTGAATATAATCAATGCCGTTGTTTATGCTGTCTTTGCCTTTCCTTGCCCTGTGAATATGGGAAAGCCCCAAATCATAAAGGCGGTCAATGCTCTTGGGTTCAGCGGAATCAGCCCTGATTTTCTCTTTGCAATATCCGGCTTTGGTTACTTCTTGCGCTATTCGTTCATTGCTCATGCCCTTTTGATAGATTTCATCAAACACCCAAAGGGTTTTATTAGTTTCGTCTATCAAGCCGCAAAACAAAGCGGAAGGATCGTTTGTATAACCAAAATCCAGCCCGAAAGCAGATCGAACGGTTTTCAGCCTGCGTATTTCTTCAATATCAAAGGCTTTTTCTTCCCAATTCTCATAGATAAGCCCTTCAACAATGCCCCAATCACCCAATCCTGCCACACGGTAACGGCGGGGGTTCTGCCGCCTCATGGTTTCAAAAACCTTTTTATCAGCTTCATCCAACCATTCATTACACATATAGTTGGTAGTCATTGCAAGGGTTTCATCATCAGGCTTATCAAAGAACCGGGCTTTGATCCAATGGTGTTCATTCCACGGATTGAAAGTCAAGGTTATCTGTTTGAACAGCCCTGTTTCAGCCGGGATTGCACCACGGATTGATTCATCAAGCATATCGAAATCATCTTCATTGCCGATTTCATACGCTTCTTCAATCCACATCCAGCACAAATAGCCGTGTTCAACAGTTATTGAAGTTACTTTCAGCGGATCATCAAGCCCACGGAA